TCTCCCGGGGATCTTTCCAAATAATCGACCACCACCACCGAACTCTGCTATTGTATTTGCAAACTCACCAAATTTAGTTTGTGGCTCATAACTGAGTATAGGGTCTTTCATTCTTTTTTCTTCCATTTGCTGAAAAGACGGAAGTAAAGGGATATCTGTTCTTTGGAATTGAATGTTTGCGTCTGGATTAAGTAACCCTCTTACTTTGTTGATACCTAGTTTTCCTAAATTAAATAGTTCTTCTGGAGCAGATAAAATACCACTAGCTGTTTGCCCTAACCCAGAAAGAGCAGACATTCCTACATCTTGTAGTTTATTAACCGGCTTTGGCTTTTCGTAATTAAAAAATTCTACCATTTAGAAACTCATTCCTTTTGTCATTACAAGTTCTCCTTCTTGGAAGAATGCTACTTGAACTGAGTTATCTCCTAGAACTTCCATGAGAAGAGCTGACCCTTCATCATAACCTTGTTCTTTTTCAAAATTTTTAATAGCGTTTTGTGTTTCTGTACTATTGAAACCAGATAAATCAAAATTACCTTCGTAATTATCAATTATTGTATCTGTAATTCTGTTTTGAACTTTTTTATCAAGGATAGAATTATTTTCTTTTTCCCAATCTTTTTCTGCTGTTCTCCATGCAGATAATATTTGAGTAGTATCTTTGTCTGGATTTTTATCTCTGTAGTCTGCAATCCAACTATTATAAAACTCTGATTTTTCGATGACCTTATCGTTAGACATTTCCATAATGTCAATCATCAATTCAAGACCTTTTCTTGTTTTTGTAATTGTTGGAGATATGTTTCCAAAGTAATCCATTTCTCTTTCAGAAACAGCACCTTTGGTATTTTGAATTTGTCCCATAACAAACTTACCAAACTCAATGTTAAGAGCTTCTAAACCAGCAACGTCATATCCTAAGACTTTTTTAATTGCTAATTTTTGATCTGCAAAAGCTCCGGTGTCTCCTTCTGGGACTAATCTCAATAATTGTTTAATCTTTGTAAAATCTGAGTTCTGGTCAAATGCGGTTTGGGATTTTGTGCTTAACCCTTCATTAACTTTGTTTAAGCTTTTTGCATCTAATTTTTGAAGCTCGTTATCGCCAGCTTGGTTAACATCTACATTAACATTTCCGCCTTTGTCTAAGCTAATTGGCTTACCGGTTTTAGTATTAATAGCCCAATTACCTTCAGTGATACCATACATCGCTTTCTCATCAGCGGTCATTGGTCTAAAGCCCTCAGTAGCTCTATCTGAAACTAATTGATTACCAGCTTGCATCGCTTCTGATAACGCTTGTCCAAAAGTAATAGGAACCGGAGAATATCTGCCCGCTCCTAATAATCCTTGAGTAAATCCTGTGCCAAAGTCTGTTCCTACAAAATTGCTTACACCTTGTAATAAGTTATTTCCTCTACTTGGAGATTTTGCTCCTAGCTTTACATTTCTATTAGTTGAGGCTGGAGTCATCGTCAAAGCAGAGCTAGTAGGTTGAGTTGTTACGTTTGGATTTTCTCTAGGTAAGATGCCTTGTTTTATCTTTTCTTCTTGTTTGAATAACTGATTAGGACTGCCACCTAATAAAGAATATTTATTCGCTATGCTGTCTTGGTCAAATATAGATCTAGCCATTACGCAAATCCCCCTAGTAATCCACCACCTATAGCTCCCACCATAGGATTAATACCCGGAACCATTCCGGCTAACTTTGCTCCTGTTAAAGCGCCACCTAATAATCCGGCTCCTTGATTTCTATAAACAGGCTGTGTTTGAACAGTTGAGGTTGGTACGTTTGCACCTAACGCTCCTAAGTATTGATTTAATTTAAGGTATGGTTTTTGTTGTTCAAAATCAAAACGAGCGACTGCATCTTGAAGTTGAGCCATATCTAAAGACTCTCTCTCCGCTCCTACACTTGCTAGTGCTTGAATATCGTCATAGTCTGCTTGAGCTAATCCCGGAGCTAATTGAGTAGCTTGGAACTGTCTATCTCTTTCACGATTAAACTGATCACCATAAACTTGATTTGCTAATTGACCTAAGCTTCTAGCTAAGGTTTCTTGATTTGCAGAACTACCTAAACGACCAGCTTTACTAAATTGTGATTGTACTTGTGAGGTTACGTCTCCCGCCATTTGGTTGAATAAAGCCTGTGAGTAAGGGTTAGTGGTTGGAGATAAATAGTCTCCAGATAAAATACTGTTAATCTCAGACTGAGCTGATCCTAATAAGGGGTTACCACTAATAGCTCTTGTTTTTGCTAACTCTAAAGCCGTGTCAGTTTCCGGTGAAAAATCAACGTAAGTCGCTTCCGGGAAAAAGTTTGGCATATCAGACTGATACAAAGTTTGTGCATCGTCCATAGCAATATCCAGATAGGGTCTTATGTAATCTGAAGGTTCTGCTTCTGTGGTTGTTGTTATATTCTGTGGTGTACTACCTTTTGACATGATTATATTTCCTTACTTAGTAAAACTGCTTTCTCCTTAAAATCTTTGAGTTTTTTTACCCAGCCTTTTCGTCCAGCGACTTCGACTTGGGTACAATTATTTTTTTTAGCAAATCGTTCGATAACTTGCTGTATTTGATCTAACCAATTATCCAGATTAGATCCCCCGGCTAAAACATATCTTAATACTTTAGCTCTAGGGTATTCTGCTATTTCAGTTACAACGGCACTTTCTACTCCATTGTTCCAACTGATAAATAGTTGAAATCTTTCTTTATTAAGTCCCTCTAAGATATCCATAATGTTATAGGTATCGTCTAGCGCCTTCTCTAATAAAGGAGCTACTTTAGACCAGATCATAAAGAGATCTTGATTAGGAACTTTCGTACAAACGTTATCCGATAATGACATAAGACAAATTCTGATCAGTGTTTGACGAACTAGCATGATTAAGAGTAGCGCTACCGCTAGCTCTTGCAGATACATATAAAGTATTTAATGCAGTTCTGGCATTTGCTGATCTTGGCATAAACAGTATGACAGAATTTGCTCCTATTCGTGCGTCTGACAACGTTGTGGAAGTTGCAGAAGCAGTTAAGGTTATGTCTCCCGTGCTATTAATCTTGCCGTCCATAACGTTATTAATTGTTATGGCGCATTGTCTAGCATGAGCTTTTGTATCGGGGTTAGTTAATGGCACATTAAGAAACTGATTAGCCATTATCTCTTCCCTTCTTGCCTTATCTCGACGTCAACTCCAGAAAGCGTTGAAAAGTTTCCGCTGACAGAGATTCTCATTCGGTGATATCTATTTGTTGTTCTCAGTGGACAATCTCCACTATCCCGAACTGATACAGCTGTTCCTTCTGTTATAGAGTTCATTTGTGAAGCTCTACTAATAGGAGTTACTGTTACAGTTGTATTTTCCCCGTTAGCATCAACAATAGGTCTCGCATTAATAACTGTGCTACGTCTATTCTCAACACCTTCAAATTCTGTAGTGTCCACCGTCGCTGACAATGATCCACCTAAGAATTTCCCAAATTTTTTATTTTCTGAAAAACCACTAAGTCCTAAGATGCCTTCGTTATAAAAGAAGGAGTCTAAAGATCTAGGAAGTTCATCAACTGTTCCTAAATCATCTAAAGACTCAAGAGTATTAAAGGCTTCTTGTGAAGCTGTATTCATAAATAATAAAGCTAGTCCAGATCCCGTTGACCACTTATCAACGGTGTAGTTGTAAATCAGTAATTTATTGTTTACTCCAGCTGACCCGGTAGCTCCGAACCCTCTGTAAGACCAAACAACTATACTATTGTTGGGGTCTATTGCGCTGTAAACACCTTCTTGATTAGCTGTAAAGTCTTCAAAAAAAAAGTTATTTACACGCCCTGTTCCTATGGGTTTTAATTCAGCACCACCGGTAAGAGCATAAAACCCGTCCTGTGATAAGAAATAAATTGTATTACCAAAGGTAACAATAGACCTTGGAGCGAAACAACCGATATTACCTATTTTGTTAAAGGTAAAAATTAATGGAGTACCTACATATTCCATTCGGTAGATTGCTCTTTCGAAAAAAACTATACCAAAAGACTCTGATCCAACTAGACCCATGAGTCTTCCATGCTCACCCGGAATATCTTGAAAACCACTCTGGGTCGCTTGCGAAGGAGTCCAAGTAGAGCTGTCATTGATACCCGACCACTTAACTCGTTGAGGGTATTCAACGCTCGACTCTTCTGTGTAGCCTGTAACAACAAAGTCTCTTATCACGGCTAAATATTTTGCTTTTAAAGAAACTCTATCACTAAAGGCTGTATCTGTGCCTTCTTCAAACTTTTGTATATTGTCTGCAAAGTTCGTAGCTAAAACATTATTTCCAAACTTAGCAAAGCTCCAATAATCTTTAGATCCTTCAGTTGTAGTGTTGCTATATCCACCAGATTTGCTTTTGTCTTGGAAGTCTCCATTATTATCCATTTGATACAACTTAGTTGCATCTCCAGCATAATTTGTAGTTCCTGTAGCACCGATAGATGTAAACAATCCTAAAGGGTTTGTCGTTGTAGCGACATTACTTAGCTCAACAAAGCCCGGGAAACTTTTATATCCGTCCACTAACGGAATAACATTATCTGCTTTTAAAGCTCCCGTGTTCTTATAAGTCGGAAGATCAGCTTGTAAATCTCCAAATTTTATCATTAGACCACCACATCAGCTGACATCTGTAAAGTTTGTGAAGCGGTTCTTCCATTTTCAGAGCTTGTGTTTGCAATCTTGAGAGCTTCTTTATAAAGTTTTGCCCATACATCTAATCGTTCGTCTTGCATTAAGAAGGGAGCTGACTCAGCAAGAGCTGAATATAAATAGATATCGGGATAATTTGTAAGAATATCGTTAGTTGCGTTAGAGTCTGATAAGGCTGTAACTTTTTTGAAATGTCCAATCTCTAAGGTAACAGCGGAGTCTGGCTTTACACCGAGTAAAATCTGTCCGCCTACAATAGTAAAGTAAGAAGGTTTGCCAGCTGATACGCTGGTATTGTAATCTTTTAAGAAGTCAAAAGGCGCTTTGTATTGAAGTATCGAATACGGATTGGATCTATAGATAACGTACTTTGCTTCAATAAATCCTGTCGGTAAGTCATATCCTTGAGTTCCCGATACCGTTGTCGTTGAGGTGTCCACGACTTCCATTTCTCTAACTCTTAGCTCGTTATTAATACGAGACTCAGCTAAAGAAATAAAATCTGCAATATATGATGTTAAATCATCTCTATTCAGATAGTTTGCTATAGCTGTTTTTAAGTTAGTAAAATTGCTGATTGCCATTACAGATTGCCTTTATAAATTCTAAAATGTTTGTTATCCGGGTCGTTCAACCATTTTTTCATGCGTACCGGGTCTTTAATAGTTCCGTTAGTTCCCATAATTCCTTTTTGGGATAGCTCTTGTACTACGATTAATGGTATAGACGCTACTTTATACATCTTAGCGTCTTGAAAACCCTTTAACTTATAAGCTTCATCGTTAGCGTCTCTTTTGTTATTTGAAATAATTTCAGATACATCTTGAGAGTCTTCAATGTGAATTTTTTTTTCTCCTTCGTCTAAATGTATCTTTGATTTAATTACATTCGCTCCGCTATCAACGCTTATTTTTTTTGTCATTATATTTTGATTGCTTTTTGTATTTCTTTGTCGATTGTGTCCATGACTGCTAAACCTTGATTGGCAATTCTCTTTTTACCCATTTGTAAAAATCTATCACCAGCTGAAGTTTTGACAGGCATTTCTTTACCGTCGCCTCTAGTAAGAGTTAAGTTACTTTTA